GACTTCCGTGTTGAGAGTGACAATAACACCCATGCTCTGTTTGTGGATGCGGGTGCTGACACAGTCCATATCGGAACGAACACTGGCGCAGAGTTGGTAAATATCAACCAAACAGGGCGTTCTAATAAGATTGGTTTGAACATAGTAAACGCTGACAGCGGTAACGGCGCTAACACTATGTTCAACCTGACTAATAACGCTGACCAAGATTTTCAAATTAAAGTCAGCGAAGTAGGGGCAACCACAAAATCAACTTACATTGGTCCGTCTACAAATACGCAGCTAAACATTACTGGGGCGTCAGTAGGCAGTTTAAACCGTGACCTGTATTTAGATAGCGCCTCTCTAGTGGTGAACCAAGATAGTCGTAATTACGACTTCCGTGTCGAGAGTGACGCAGTAAGTGACGCCTTTCTAATAGATGCAAGTGAAAATCGCATTATGCTTGGTACTGAAACATGGATGTACAGCGGCAATAACGGGACAACAGGTAAACTCCACTTCAGAACACGGGATAACGGCGATCTTTCCAAGTACATCCGCACAAACGCATATTGGATGGAATACAGCGGCAACTCAAATGAGGGTCATGTTTTCGTAGACGGCAATGCTGCTGAGTTAATGCGTCTTAGAGGCTCAACAAACACTACGCCTAGCCGAGTTGATATTCCCACTGCCAATGGCCTCTACATCAAAGATGGTATGCCCTATTACAACGCCTTGCGGGGTACAGTTACAACCGACAGTAATGGTTACGCCGAGGTAGGGTTGTCTGGCTGGTCATGGGGTATTTTGCCCGCATTTAAGCGTGGCGGCTACTTAGCGATTGCCTTCTACAATGATAGCAACGAAGACCAACATTACGCTTTTGGTTATAGTGGTTCAGTCTATTTTTACTCACGTCATCAAATACATTTTCAAGGGTCTAATGGCGGCTCAAGCGCATCTATTGACCTCAACGCAAACGGCAGCACAGGTGGTCGTAAGATACGCTTTATGAATGCACGGGCAAGCAGCACTTTCAACTATGTGATCAAAGCATTGCCAATCGCTGATGAAACTTGGACTTATTACGGAATTTAACAATGATACATGAATACGATGAAGACCAAACATTGTACGGCCCAGAAGGTGAACCTGCAACACCAGAAGAACGCTACCAAATTCTAAGTGATCTTCAAGCAGAGTTTGTCGAACAGCTTCGTGCAAAGCGCAACGAATTTTTAGCAGAAACAGATTGGTGGGTTTTGCCTGACCGCACTGCAACACAGGCGCAGTTAGACTACCGCCAAGCACTTAGAGACATCACACAAACGTACAGAAATGTTCGTGATGTTGTATGGCCCACAAAGCCTGAATAGCAGCCATAAAGGAGAAACAAACAATGGCTATTACTTGGAAAGTAAATGATATGAAACGAGACACCGCTACAGGTGGCGTGAATACAGTCTATTGGGAATGTCGTGTACAAGACGATACTCACGCAGACTGCACGGCAGTAGAAGGTGGCAAATTGCGACTAGAGCCTGATGCTACGGCGGCAGACTTTGTTGCATATGAAGACCTAACAGAAGCCACAGTGCTTGGTTGGGTGTACGACAGCTTGATCGAAGGCGAAGAAACAGCCGACGAAGCAAAGGCTCGTATTGAAGAAAACCGCCAAGGTAAAGTAGACGCACAGGTTGCCCGTAAGACAGCCGAAGCTACTGGTACACCTTGGGCAGCGGAATAATATAGGAGATTGATACAATGGCAGAAAACAAAAAAACCATCGTCATCAACGACAAAGAATACACCGAAGATCAGCTAACAGATCAGCAAAAGATGATGGTAAATCATATCGCTGACTTGGACCGCAAGATCGGTACTACACAGTTCAACCTTGATCAGCTTAACGTAGGCAAACAGGCCTTCGTAGACCTACTGACTAAGAGCCTAGAGGCTCCTGTTGAAGAAGCCGAAGCAGCGGCATAAAACACTTGCAATAGCCCCTAACTAAGTGTTATACTGATTACATCCCATAGACATAGTTAGGTCAGCAATAATGAACAGGAACACTGTTCTAGATTGCCTATATCTCTTTAACAAATCAGACGATCATAGGCTTTATACTTTAGTGGAGTTTAACCACTACTGCCTCTTCCCCTTAATCCATAAAAAAGCCCATTTATTCTACGAGAATGACAAGCCAATTGGCTTTGTATCCTGGGCTTGGATTACTGAGGAAGAGGCTGAAGAATTTCTATCAGAACGCTGGATGCCTGATGAAGATGTCTGGAAGCGCCCTGATAAAATAGATGACCGCTATCAGCTTTGGGGCGTAGATTTCATAGCGCCGTTTGGTCACTCAATCAAAGTCATGCGAGGCATGATGCAACATTCACAAACAGTTCTTGGGCAAAGAGTTCCTGCTAATTGGCGTAGGTTCAAACAGCCCGACAAAGTTCATACGAAGGAGTTCTAATATGGGCGGTGGCGGCGGTGATACAACCAACGTAACAAATACGGGTTTAGGTGACGATCAGTACCAAGCCCTTGCGGATAACCAGGTAGGCATTTCAGGTCAGATTTCTGACTCCTATGCGGATGCCACTAAGCGGTATGATGCTTTTGATACTCGTTTTAATACCCTGGACAGTTCTGTCTCAGGTTTAAACAATGACATGAGTACACGTTTTACTGACATGAATACTGCTATGGCTAATTTCGATGCTGCTAATCAGGATCGTGCTGACAGCCTTAGCACAGGTTTGGGAACTAACCTCAGTGCCATTCAGGGCAACACAACAGCGCTAGGAACCCTATCTGGTGATGTTACGGGTGGCTTTGATCAAATGGGTACACGGTTTGATACCGTAGACCAGGCAAATGCTGATGCACAAACCTCTATTAATACGGGTTTTGAGAACCAGGCCACTGCATTTAATGAGCTTGAAGGTGGTATTAATAGTCAGTTTGCGGATGCTAATGCTGCCGCAGATGCAGGATTTGCTGCTACTGGTGAGGCTCTAGCCACAGGGTTTGATGACACACAGACGCAGCTTACCGACACGCAGGCTAACGTACTGGAAGGTCAGGGCGCTTTGCAGACCAACCTGGATACTATGTCTAATACTGCAGACACCTATGCTAATGCGCAGCTTGAGAACCAAGCAGCCTTGCAAAGCACACAGGATGACTTCCGTACAAACTTCGATAACTATGTAGATCGTTACTCAGATGATACTACTCTGGCTAATCAAACCCGTGCAGACATGCAGCGGCAGATGGTTAACTCTACAGATCTTCTTAGCAATCAGATGGCAACTTCTGCAGATGCTGCAGCGGCAGGCCAACAAAACCTCTCCACTCAATTGGCGGATACAGGTACACAACTACAGGCTGACGTTACGGGCGGGTTCCAACAAACCGCAGATAATCAGAGCATCTTGGGCCAAACGCTACGATCACAGATCTCTGATGTTAACGCAGGGCTTATGACCAACCAAGACAACCTTGCTGCAGGTCAGGAAAGCCTCACACAAGCCTTCTCTGATGGTATGGGTGGTATTGATACTAAACTGGTTACACAAACCCGTGACCTTGCAAATATCGCAGCTACACAAACAGATCTTGATATGGGTATGCGCCAGAACTTCAATCAGCTTGGTCAGGCGTTTGATGATAATGGACAACTAATTAAAAACAGCATTGATGCAAATGGTAACACCATTATGCGTGAAATGGATACAAGCGGAAACTTAATGCTTCGTGCCATGGACGCCCAGGGCCGTGATCTTGGATCTAAAGTAATCAATGTTAACGAGAGCGTTTCGCAATTGGGCGAATTACAACGCCGAATGGGCGGTAACGTCAATATGGGGCAACTTTCTCCTGCAACACAAATGTCAGGTGGCGCACAACTGGGCGGATTTGCGCAGCCTTACACAACCACACGGTAAAATTATGCACCCAGATACAATCTCAAACGAAGGCATCGAACTCATCAAACGGTTTGAAGGCCTGCACAAAGTCCAAAAAGATGGAATGATTTCTAGTTACCAATGTAGTGCTGGAAAGTGGACCATCGGCTGGGGAAGCACCAAAGGTGTTCGATCAGGAATGAAGATCACTAAGGATGAAGCTGAACTTCGTTTGCGTGAAGATCTTCGTAATTCAGAGGCTGATGTTAAGCGGTACGTTTCTGTCCCGCTGACACAAGGGCAGTACGACGCATTAGTCTCATTCGTCTTTAACCTTGGCGGAGGTAATTTTCGATCATCAACGCTATTAAAAAAGCTGAACCAAGGCCTTTATAATGACTGCCCTGAACAAATCCTGCGTTGGAATAAGGCTCGTGTAGGCGGCAAGCTTACCGTACTTAATGGTCTAACACGCAGACGTGCCGCAGAAGCCGCTGTATTCAGCCGTGATGCAAAGTTGCCATCTGATGATGGTGGACCCATAGGACCGCAAAAGGTATCTGCAGCGGCTGCTACAAAGCCCCTAGCTAAGTCCAAGACTATGGCAGGCGCAGGAGTAGCGGGTGCGGCTACAGCACTAAGTGAGATTGCTCCTCAAATAGAAGCTTTGGTCCCTTACAGCGAAAGCATGAAAACCTTGTTCCTGCTGTGTGCAATCGGCGGTATCGCCCTTGTCGCCTACAGCCGCTTCAAGGACCACAAAGAGGGCATCCACTAATGTTTATCTTCGGCAAGATCAAACTCTACATCATAGCTGCTTTAGGCATCATGCTTCCTATCCTGTACGTCTTAGGGCGCAAAGATGGAAAGACGATTGAGAAGAGTAAAGTTCTTGCCGACGAACTGCAGGCCAAAGAGAAGGCCAAAGATTTTTACAAGGCGTTGGCAGAACATGAAGATTTTAATCCTACCAGCCGTGATGATGTCACTGACAGGCTGCGCAGAGACGGTTTATAGAACTCAGCTAGAAGTGTACTGCCCGCCGCTCTTCACGTATTCCGAAGAGTTTAATCAAGAGTTGGCTGATGAATTAGACGCACTTCCTGAAGGATCTAACGCAATCCCTGCGGTTATCACAGACTACATAAAAACACGAGATCGCATTCGGAACTGCGAAGCAGAGAAGGAAAAACTATAATGGGTTTTTGGTCAGATACATTTGGGGGTGGTAATAGCTTCTCTGAAAGCGTGGCTAACGTATTTACGCCTGGTGATGGTGCATCATATGTAGGCGGTAACCTTGTTAATACTAACGATAATACTCCTGTAGCAAGTAACTCTTCTGGGGGTTACACGACGAACACAGGAAAGACTGTCACAGGTTCTGCAAACTCTGAAAGTACAGGGTATACAGTTAAGAGTGGTGACACTTTAAGTGCAATCGCAGCCCGCTCAGGTAAAACTGTTAAAGAGTTGATGGACCTAAACCCGTCTATTAAAGACCCTAATAGTATTGTAGCGGGTGCGGCCCTAAACACAGGTGGAGCATCCAGCTTCTTCAAAGACGGTGTGTCTATCTTTTCTAAAGACAAGGACGCAGTAAAAGGCAAAGCACCATCGGGCATTTCTAAAATTTTAGGGTTTGCTTCACCTGTAGGTATCATGGGCAAGCTTGCTGGTTGGGCAAACGATCTAGATCCAGAAGTAGACACTACAAAAGTAGTTGATGGGCGTCAGGTGTACGAGAATGCTGACGGTTTCCAATATTCATACAACTTCTTGGGTCTGCCTTACGAGGTAAACGTCGAGGATGGTAAAGTTGTTGATGCACTATCCGTGAAAGATCCTGTTACAGGACTAACTGGCTACGAGCAAAAGGCTCAAGAAGCCCGTGACCGTGGTGATAATGATCAAGCTGATGCTATTATGCAGGAAGCTGCAGACAATGCTAATCCAGGTACAGGATCAGGCGGAGAAGGTGGCGGAACAACCACTGGAGAATTAAGCACTGAGAATATTGCTGCTATGGCAGTGGCTGCAGGCATTGCAACGTCTAACGAAGAAATTCAAAAGCTCTTAGCTAACCCTACAGAGTATCTAGCAAGCAAAGGCATGAGCCTTGCAGACCTTGTTAAGATGAATGACGTTCTTATTGATCCAGAGGCAGAAGGCACATCTATTGATGGTGAGTACGGCTTAGGCGAAGATCCTACTGTAGATCCTGAGCTTGTAGGTGATACGGCGGTTATTGAGAATGTAGATACAAGCACCACAAATACGGTAATTGCGGATACAACAGCAGACAGCATTATTAACAACCCTAATGCTACAGTAAATGCTGTTACAGGAACAGTAAGCGCAGATGCTACACTGGACCCCGACGGTAACCAAATTGATATGACAGGTGCTGCCACGGGCGTTAACGCTGACGGTACAGCTAATGTCACAGGTGAAGCCTTAAATGACTTTGCTTCAATTAACACATCCATGATCATTGATACGTCTACTGTGGCTGGTAAGCTTCTAGCAGATAAGCTGGCCCGTGAAGGTGAGATGGGCGTAGATAGCAAAGCTACTATCCTGGGACAGATGAAACTGATCTCAGAAGAATTTAAAGACGGTAGTGGCAATCCAATCATCCCACCATGGGCGCAGGGAATGGCCCGTCAGATCAGCCGTACAATGGCTTTTGATGGTGTGACAGGTACAGCAGCTACTGCCGCTATGTCTAACGCCATTATGGAAGCTACGTTAGGTGTTGCTGAGAAGGAAGCTACGTTCTTCCAGACGCTGACTATTAAAAATATGGATAACAAGCAGCAGTCTATTATCAACAAGATGAATATCCTGTCTAAGTTTGAAGTAGCTAATCTTGATACACGCCAAGCTGCCTTAGTACAGAATGCTAAAAACTTTATGGAGATGGATCTCCGTAACCTAGACAATGAACAACAAGCTGAAGTTATGAACACCCAGCTTATGGTTGATGCGCTATTTAATGATCAGGCAGCGGTTAATGCGGCTCGTATCTTTAACGCAGAACAGGGCAATGACATGGCTATGTTCTACGACGAAATCTTGTTCCAGGCCCAGCGCTATAACACTGAGATGATTAATAGCATGCGCCGCTTTAATGCAGGCGAGATTAATGATGCATCTGAGTTTAACGCTACCATGGCGGATGGTCGTGAGCGGTATAACTCCACCATGCAGTATAATATCGATAAGTATAACAGTGATTGGCGTCAGCGGGTCACAGAAGCAAACGCAGGCATGAAGTATGACGCTTATGCTGCAGATGTTAAGAACGCTACAGATATCAACCAGGAAAGCCTAAATAGGATCTGGGATCGTGTAGACAGCATGCTGGATTATTACTTTAAGGGCGCTCAGACAGAAGCAGAACTGGATGCTCGTGTGCTTATGGCAGAGATCCAAGCGGCTGCAGGTAGCAGTAGCAGTAGCAGTGGTATGTGGGGCGCTATCGGTAGTATCGGTGCAGCTTTGATCACTTCCTCTGACCTTCGCCTAAAAGAAAACATTGAATTTAAAGGCACGATTAACGGCATCAAAACCTACACCTGGGATTGGAATGATGAAGCTAAACGCATTGGCGCAGATAAGTGTCCAACCGTAGGTGTTATTGCTCAAGAAATTCAGAAAACACACCCAGATGCGGTGACCGAAGACGAACATGGTTACCTACTGGTTAATTACGGGAAGCTATCATGAACTTTAATGACGCCGTAACCAAGTCCATCAAAAACTTTATGGACGGTAAAATGCCTAAAAATCTCACAGAAGTCACTGACGGTGAGATTATGTACACGCCAGAGTACTTTGATGGTTTTGCAGAAAGCCTGAAGGAAGATCCTGCGCCAGAAGAAGAAGAGGACGAAGATGAGATTTGAAGCCCCCATTCCTGGTGCTAATCTAGTAGCAGATACCCGCAATTACCCCTGGCATCGTCCACCTGATCTTACTGACTACGATGAAGCTGTCGCCTATATGATCGACAGGATCACACAGGAAGAACAGGCAGAACTTCTATATTCCCTGCTAGAAATCAAAACACCTGTCACTGCCATTGTTTCTGGTTTGCTTATGCAAGCTATCGCCAAGGGCAAGTTTCAGATTGATCTTGCAATTCTAATTGCTGGACCTGTAGCCCGATACATTCAGATCTGGGCGGATGATGAAGAGTACAACTATGAGATGGGTATTACTAACCCTGACCGTATTCGTATGACACCAACGCTTCTTAAAGTGGCGCTGGGCATTCTTGATGAAGATGCTGAAGAGCAGGAACCCACACCTATGGCTATGCCCGCTGGTGGCTTAATGGGCGCACCTGAAGACCCTGTAGAGGGTCAGGCTTCCGAAGATGAACAGGCCGCTATGCTTGGCGTGATGGCAGACGAACCCGTAGAAGAGGAGCAGCTAGATGGCCCGTTGGCGTAATGTAAATCCAGCATCGTATAGACCGAAAAGCAATGCGCTAGGTGATGCGCTAGAAGGTTTTGCGAGTGTCTATGTTCCTGCTACCCTCAAGAAAGCAGAATTAGAAGACAAGCGAAAGTACGAAGAGGAAAAGCTTAAAAAGGCTAATGCTGCCGCTGCAGCAAAGGCCGCTGCTGCTCAAAATAAACAAGATAAAAAAGATAGGGACGCTGCCAATGCTATTGTGGCCCGCCTAGCAGGCGTTGCTGGTGTGGATGCTAGTTCTATCACGCCTGCAGGGTTTAATACAATCTATACAGACATCAAAACTTTTGGTGCTGATAAGGCTTACGATACCTACATTAAAGGTGAAGGTACATTACAAGTTAATCCTAGTGGCTTTTTCAGTACTTCTAGCGCACTAACCGCAGACCCTGTGGTTCCTACCCTTGAAGATACTACGGCAGTAGATCCCGTTGTGGCTCCTGCGGTTGAGCCTGTTGTACAACAGACGGATGCCCTGTTATCTCAAAGTGATGACACCGCACCAGGTACTGTAACTACCACAGAAGACACAGGAACCAGCGCAGTAGATCCAGCCCCTGTAGTTGTAGATGATCTAGAGGCTGCAGACCCCGAAGCGGCCCCAGAAGCAGAAGTGCCACAAGGTGCAGGGCCAGAGCCTCTATTCCAGACACGTCTACCCGATATTATGGAAGCTAAGACAAAGTATAATACTCCAGAGCTTGCTTCTGAGTATGCTGCGCAGCTTCGTACTAAAGCAGATAAAGACAGTCGCTACGCCGCTTTGGCTGACAGCATGGAGACGTGGTC